ATGCGGTTTGGGCGCGGAAGATCTTGTGTGTGTTCCAGAAAGCGGGTGTAGCGTCAAAGACAAAGCGCAGGATTAGGAAGCGCAGACGACGGGAATGGAAGCGGAGACTTTGGGATGACCAGTAACAGATTCAGAATCACAGGCGTATCTCCAGAAGGAACCGACCACGAATGGACGGGTAGCGGTTGGGCTGATCAGGGGCATGGCAAGACGTACACAGACTGCGACTCGTTCTTGCTTGAGCGTCGGATTAATCGCGCGGGGAACATGATGGAGTGGACGGCTTGGAGGGTTGAGGTATAAAGGTCGAGGCTCAGATTCCTGGATGGGCGCGGTTCCTGTTCCAACCTCACCGATACAAGGTCGCGTGGGGTGGACGGGGTGGAGCTAAATCGTGGGCGTATTCTGATGCCTTAGTTATCGAAGCCTCGCAATCTCAGCAACTCGTTTTGTGTACGCGCTCGATTCAGTTGAGAATCCGCGACTCATCAAAGCGAATCGTTGAAGGCTCCATCAAACGACTCGGCCTTGAATCAGAGTTCGAGATTCAGCGCGAGAGGATCATCCACCTTTCAACCGGCTCTGAGTTCATCTTTATTGGGCTCAACGATCTGAAGTCAGCGGAGGGCATCACAAGGGTCTGGATTGACGAGGCGCACACCGTAACGCGCCGGCAATGGATTGAGCTTATCCCGACGATCAGAACGGACGGCTCGGAGATCTGGGTATCATTCAACCCATGCTTCGAGACTGATGTTGTTTATGATGAGTTCGTTAGCAACGAACCACCGACCGGCGCGAAGGTTTTAAAGGTCGGATATGCTGACAATCCTTGGTTTCCTGAAGTGCTCAAGCAAGAGATGGAATCAGACCGCCGGCGAGATCCAGATAAGTTTATGCACGTTTGGGAAGGTGGACTTGAGAAGCATAGCGCAGCACAGATCTTTAATGGATGTTGGAAGGTTGGCGATGTGCCGACGCCTCCAGGTAACACGCGGTTCTTCTTCGGGGCAGACTGGGGATTCTCACAAGATCCGACCACGTTCGTTCGTTGTTGGATTGATGGTAGAACGCTCTATATTGACAAGGCGGACGGAGGCGTTGGCATTGAGATCGACAAGACTCCTGCCTTATTTAATCAGATCGAGGGAGCCGGCAAATGGCCTATTACCGCAGACTCAGCCCGACCTGAAACGATCAGTTATATGAGACGCAATGGCTTCTCCAGAATGCGCGGATCGAAGAAGGGCAAGAACTCAATCGAGGATGGGATTGCCTTTATGCGCCAGTTTGACATCGTGATTGCGCCTGAATTAAAGGACGTTCATGAAGAATTTATGATGTATTCTTACAAGATCGACAAGCATACCGAGGAGATTCTGCCGATCATCGTGGACTCTTGGAACCACTATGTGGATGCGTTAAGGTATGCACTAGAGGAACTTATGCGAAGAGAGCGGTCAAAGGGTTCAGGCGCGGTTGTAATAAACTGACGAATTATCCAATTACCTATTGACGATAAGGCAGGGGTATCGTATCTTTCTTGCATCAACAGAGAGGGAAACGAGATGACAACTACCAATAAGCCAAACAGCCATATCACGATCTGCAACAACGCAGGCCAGAATCTCACCGTGGTTCATCACCACTTGATCGACTACGCCAAGACCGGAAGCATCCACGAGGATATTGCTGACCTTTTCAGCCTTGAGCGTTTTGATAGTGACGGTAAAATCAAAATCCTTGTAGATTTTTCTGATGACTAGAGAGGAGATCGAATGAGCTACCTAGAAGAAATGCAATCACAAGCCGAAGCATTCCGGCGCATGAACGGCGACCTGATCGAGCTGATAGCGAAACACGCTGAAGAGTTCCGCGCGATCATTGACGACTACGAAGCGATGCACGACCGAGCACCAACCGCAAACGATTTACTATGGATCGCCTCAGAACATGCAGGCGAGGATATTACAAAAACGAAAGGATGAGAGATGAATACAGAATTAATTGAGAAGCTGAAAGGCAACTGGACCGCATGGGGCGGGCTTAGTGAGGAGGAGCGGGAGTGTATCACCGATAACTGGGAGCATACCGACTGGTGCAATGGCGCGGGGTGGACTCGATCAAACTGCTCATGTGCAATTTTAAATATCGGAATGCGCGACATCTTCCGCATCTCCCCCGACTTCAAGGTGGCGAGCAATAGCTCTTGCGGGTTTGAGGAGTATCCAATTCACATCAAGGGTAATCATTATTTTTGCGAGATTGAACATACTGAAGCCACCCTTTATCTACTATCAGAACTCCCCTCAATTGTCGGCTTTGCTGGGGTGCAGTTTAAGGGAGGGCATCCAGACGAGTGGTCGTGGACCATCTCGCAGACGGTGAGTGGTTACAGCTCCTCCAAGGACCCGAAGCAGAAACCAGCCACTCCGATCAAGGTTCGCTTCTATGTGGAGGACTCAAATGCTTAGACTTTAAACCGTAAGCTCAGATCGAAAAGGCACTTTTGCTTATATAAATCGTAACGGTCTGAACAGGTTTTGCCTCGCTTAACGGCGGGGCTTTCTTGCGTAAACACACAGAGCATTTGACACATAAACGCCCCCGAACTTGTGTCAAAAAAAAAGAGCGTCCAGATAGCAAACTAGACGTCAATCATCATTCTGTTATAGATTTCCCGTGTTTTAAAACGACAGAGGAAATTTCTATTATGGGCGATTATACCGGCACAGGTTCCGAAGGCGCATTCGGCGACGTACGCAATCCAGCAAAACAGAACTTTTTCGCAGAAGATCAAGAGAAGCTGCCGGTCGTTATGACTCGCCAGAATCCCGACTATGCGAAACGGGCTGACCAAATGCTGATCAACATTCTCGCGATCAGAGGCGGTCGTGATTACGTTGAGAAGCGACTCTCTCGATATGCTGGAGAATCCAAGATCGATTGGGACGGCGGTTGTCGCGCTGACGGATCAAAGGCAACAGGACGCAAAGAGCAATCACATGTCTTCCCATATCCTCGGCGAATCGCTGACAAGATTGATCAATACGTTTTCGGGACTCCTCCAACTCGCGAGGGGATCAATGAAGACCTGAACCTTGACGCATCGGCTGACGGTCGCTCAATGAATGACTTGATGATTGAGGCAAATGACTATATCACCGCTGCAGGTTGGTGCTGGATTGGCGTTGATGCTCCTGTTCCAGATCACCAGATTTCCAAGGCCGAGAAGAAGGCCAAGAAGATTCGCCCATACATCAACGTTTATTCTCCGGTAGCCGTACCTGATTGGAAGTACAACGAGATCGGCGAGCTTGAATGGCTTATTACCGAGGGCATGGATTACAAGGCAACGACTCCAGACGCAAAGCCAACGCTCTGCAAGGTTCGCCGTGTGTGGACTCCAGGCAATGTCCGCACAATCGAGAGCCAACAGGATGAAGAGGGTAAGTGGGAGATTGTATCAGATAACGAGCTACCGACCGATCATTCAGGCGTTCCGTTCGTTCTAGTGGGGCAGACGTTTGCTCATGGTTACAGCTTTGACGACATCGAATCAATCAACCGCTCGATCATGGACATTGAGTCTGTGAACCGCGCCAACTTCTTCAAATCGAGCTATCCGCAGCCGGTGATGCCTGAGTCAGTTTTGCAGAATACCGCAGACGCTTACAGCACATCGACCGCCGAAGCCGCAGAGATGGTTTTCGGGATGAATTACCCGATCCTAATCTCACCAGAAGACGCGCAACCATTCTACATGATGCCCGACTCTGGAGCTTTAAAGGCACCACGCGAGGAGCTGGAATGCCTGAAACGCAACATGTTCGACGCGGTCGGCTTGATGCTTCAGAACGAATCCAAGCAGGTCGCATCGGCTGAATCCAAAGCGTGGGACTTCCAAGACGTTGCCCAAGTGATGAAAGCTCGCGCCAAGGTTCTAGAAAACGCAGAGATTCGGGTTGCTAAGATCGTCAATGAGTTTGACTCCTCGATGCCTGAATGGGTTCCAGGATACAACCGGACGTTCGACATCGGCGACTTCAACCAAGAGATTCAGGCTTTGATCATGACGCTCAACGCTCCAATGCCGGTCGAGATGACACGCATCGCAAATGAGAAGCTCTTAGATCGCATGGATCGAATCGGAGCGGGCATCACTCCAGAACAGCGTGAAGAGGCTATCGAGGCTATCAAGACCTACGATCCAACCGCTCAATCATTCGGCGATCTGGAACAATTTTAATCGGTAACTCCTGCACCGTAAGCAGGTGATTAGGTGAGCACAGACCTTTGATTGTGTTATTGGTGATCGCGACCACGACAGCGAACGGAGAAGTAAAAGATGGATGACAAGCAAATTGAAGCATTGAAAGCCGCGGGACTAGATGAAGCGTTTATCGCGTCACTAAGCCCCAAAGACAATGGAACCGACGCACGTTTGAAAGCCTTGGAAGCAAGACTTGAAGCGGAGACGGGGAAGTCTAATGGCATTCTAAGCGACAAGAAGAAGGCGCAGGCTCATGCTGCGGAATTGCAGGCGAAGATTGAAGAGTTAGAAGGTAAAGATCTCGGTGAGGTCGAAAAACTGAAGCTCGATTTTGAACGCCTGCAGTCGAAGTATGACCTCGAACAATCACAACGGGCTGAACTCGAAGCAACGTATGGAGCTGAAAAGCGATCCAATGCGCTGAATAAAATCGGAGCCGGTCTTGAGTGGATGGACAATGTGCCGAAAACATTGCAGGCGTTAACCATCGAAAAAGAGTTTGCGGACGTAGATCTCGGAAACGAGGTTCTTGTTGCAGACAAATTAAAGTCCATTAATGAAACGTATGCAGGGATGCTGGCTTCAAATGCGCCGAGTGGTGCAGGGTCACGGCCTGGAGACGCTTCAGCTCAACGTAACACGGTTACACGCGAGCAAGTGGCAAATCCCGATCTAGGCAAGGTGGCGGCTGATCCGCTCGCTTATGTCTTGGCATCGGCTGGCGCAGAATAAACAACCAATAACACAAAGGAAACATCATGGCTATTAGTACCAAAACATTAGGTGACATCACTCCAGAAGTTTGGAGCAATGTTGTACTCGCGGGACTTCGACAGAATCTTGTCGGTGAACTCATTTGTAATAAGAACTTCAAACAGGAACTCTGGGGCAAAGGCGACACGCTGAACATCCAGACCATGGGAACTCTGACGGATGCTCAATACACCGATAGTAACATCACGTATGAAGCTCTGACTGATTCCAACCAACAGCTCGTGATTGACCAAGAGCAGTACGTTGCATTCAAGGATGAAGATGCAGAACGGAACAACATCTCGGTTAACTACATGACCGAAGTGATGACCGATGCAGGCTATCAGCTCGGCGACTTCTGGGACAACCAGATCATGGCTGAGTATGCAAACGCGGGAATCGTTTCCCAGAACCCAGCCGCTGCATCATGGCAGATCACCGCCACGACCGCCGCTAACCTGCCTGCATTGTTCGGCGCATTGAAACGTGAACTGAAAGCTGCAAACGCTCCTGCCGGTTCTTGCTACTTCATCGCTCCACCTGAAATCGAAGAAGCAATTACGCTTTACTTCGGAAGCAAGGGGCCAGCATCGCAGTACTCAGACGACTACGCGAAGAATGCAAACTATGCCGGCAAGTTCTTCGGCGTTGAAACGTTCATCAGCAACAACTGTGTTACTGAAGGAAGCAACACTCACGGTCTTGCCGGTGTAATGGGAACATCCATTGCGCTCGCCAATGACGTTATCACCGACGAGGCTCTACGCCTTGAAGGTCGTATCGCCAACGGATACCGCATGTTGTCCATCGGTGGGGTTAAAACGTACAAGGCTGCTATCAGCATTGACGTTGACTTGAACAGCACCGTCATTGCGACAAGCTAACCAACTAGGGGAGGGAACACCAACCTCCCCGAGTTTATTACCCAATTCAAATAATTATTAAAATAAAGGCATATTATGAAAAAAGTATTAATTTCATTAATTGCGCTCGTTGCAGCGTTTGCCGTCTTCTCTGCTGACTACACTCCGCTGACATCAGAAGAGGGAGCTTTGACGGTCCAGTCAACCGCGACCTCCAACCTCCCCACTTAATTTGGAGAATCAATGAGCGATTACACACCAACGACTAAATACAAACACATTCAGGAAGCTCCAAAAGTTGAGGCTCCGAAACCTGTTGCGAAAAAAGTGCCGAAAAAGAAGAAGACTCCTGCTAAAAAGGCGACGAAGTAAATGCCCCAGTACTCACCATCATTAGGCTTCAAGCATAAGAGGCAACCGAAGCCGAAAACCCTGATAGAGAAGATCAAAGCGACGTTCACACGGAAGGCAAAATAATGGCTTACACTCAGACCATCACAGAGGCGAACACCTACTTCAGTACGAGCAACCATATCCGCTCATACGACTGGACGCAATACACGACCGCTGAACGTACCGCCGGACTCGCACAGGCGCAGAGAGAGCTGGAAACGTATCTCAACCGAGATTTATATGATCCTGCCTCTGATGACCGATATCGTGACGATTACGCGCACTTTGAGCAGACTCTATTCATCCTCGATGAAACCGTTAGAACTCGCGGAAGTGAAACCGGCGCGGAGTTGGTCGAAACGGTAGACACAGAACAGCGTGACAAGTATTACGGCGTGACGATCTCCCCAATGGCTCAACGCTACTTTGCAATGACCAGACGCAAATGGGTGCGAGGTTAAGGAATGCCGAAAGATGGCTCAAAGATATTACGCCAACAGATCAAAGCGGGCGAGAAGGACTTGGCGCGTATCCTCAAGGATGCACAGCGCGAGGTTGAATCGAAAATCAATAAGGCCATCAAGAAGAAGAATTTCGCATCTGCTGCATCCGTTCGATCTGGGTTGTATCGTGGGATTACCTCGGAATACATCAAGCTGAATAGAAAGTTTGATGTCTTCG